CGCTATGATGACGGCGGCTTCTCGGGCGGCACGCTGGACCGGCCCGCGCTGAAGCGGCTGATCGCCGACATCGAGGCGGGGCTCATTGACGTCATCGTCGTCTATAAGATCGACCGTCTGTCGCGCTCCCTGATGGATTTTGCGAAGCTGGTGGAAGTGTTCGACCGGAACAACGTCACCTTCGTGTCCGTCACCCAGGCGTTCAACACCACCACATCGATGGGGCGGCTGACCCTCAACATCCTACTCTCCTTCGCGCAGTTCGAACGCGAGGTCATCGGGGAGCGCATTCGCGACAAGTTCGCCGCCTCGCGCAAGCGCGGCATGTGGATGGGTGGCTTCGTTCCGATGGGCTACGACGTCAAGGATCGCAAGCTGGTGGTCAACGAGGGAGAGGCTGGGACTGTGCGGATGATCTTCGAGCGCTTCACCGCTCTCGGCTCCGCGTCCACCTTGGCGCGTTCCCTACAAGCGGAGGATGTCCGCAACAAACGGGGCAAGCGCATCGACAAAGGCTTCATCTACAAGCTTATCAACAATCGTGTCTATCTCGGTGAAGCAGTGCACAAGGGCACGTCATATCCCGGCGAGCACCACGCCATTATCACGCAAGAACTCTGGGACCGCGTTCATTCCATCCTGAAGGAGAGCCCGCGCGAGCGGCGCGCCAAGAACCGCAACAGTTCCGAGGCGCTACTCAAGGGCATCATCTTCACCGACACGGGTGCCGCCATGACGCCGACCTATACGCGGAAGGGCGAGCGGCTTTACCACTACTACACATCAATGAACCTGATCCGGAACCGCGACTCGCGGGGCGGCGCGGGCCCCATGCGACTTGCCGCCGCCATGGTCGATGGAGCGGTCATTACGGAGATGCGGCGAATCATCGGTGCCCCCGATATTGCCGCGCGGGTGATCGAGGCGCAGCGCCGCGACAGCGGGCCAATGGACGAGCGATTGATCGTTGCCGCACTCCAACGGTTCAACGACCTCTGGGATGCGCTCTATCCGGCGGAGCAGGCCCGCATCGTCCGGCTGCTGGTCGACAGGGTTACCGTAGGCCCCAACGGCATGGCCGTCGATCTTCGCAACAACGGCATCGCCACGCTGGTTCGGGAACTGGGCGAGACCACTCATCTGGAGGCCGCTGAATGAAACAGGCAAATGATACCACCCGCGTGTTCATTCCGCTGACCCAGCGGCGGCGGAATGGTCGGCCGCGTATCGTGCCGCCAGAGTCGGCGACAGATCTCCAGTCCCGAAGTCAGGAGTCGCACATCCTAAAGGCCCTCGGGCGCGCCTGGGCGTGGCGGCGGCGGCTCGAAGCGGGTGAGGTCGCCACGATCCATGACCTTGCGCAAGCCGAAGGCTTTACCGACCGCTTTGTCAGCCGCGTGATGCGCCTGGCATACCTTTCACCCGAAGTGCTGGAGCGGTTGGTGATTTCGCGCGATCCATCGTCGGTGTCGATGAACTACCTTATCGATGCGACGTACCTGCCGTTGGCGGAACAGACTGGGCGGGTGTTCACCGAGGCCTAGAGCTTTGCTTACAGAACCGCATACGTGACATCGGCGAGCATTGTGATCTGTCGGCACTAGGCGGAGAGCGGACCTTCGCTGCGGCAGGTACGAATGACAGGTCTTGGGCCGACTCCTGCCTGTCCAGTTTCAAGTGCGAGAACAAGCAAAGCTACCATTCAACCGGACCTATGAGTCAGTCTGCCGCGGACTTACCGTTCGCCTGAGATCATTGCCGCAATTCTTGGAAGCGGTCGTACTTTCATGCCTATCTGCAGTGGATTAATACTCGCGGCAACGACCTCTACCGCTGGATCAAATTCTCGACTGCAACGCGCGCATCATTTTCGATAATCGTTGCAACCTCCTGATAGATCTGAGCGTCGACATCGACATCGCTGGTCTCGATTGACACTACAAGCGAGTACGGCAACTTGCGCAACCACCGATCACCACGCTTGCGATCGCCCCACCAGCCCTTGGCCGGTATGACGCCAATTCCGTCCTTCAGCAGGAGATCCGACGCCGGCCCTGTCCAGACATCATGATGCAGCGAACCCCGCCGGGCGTTGGACTGCCCGATCGTGAAACGATCGTCCTCATCCAGATCATCGCGCTCGTAATAGTCATCGCGAGCCAGCAGATTGACCCGGGCGATCGCCCGCTCGGGCGCCTCGTCTTCAATCCCTTTGAGGAAGAACCGGAGCTTGGCTGAGGGATATCGGTTTGCCTGCTGACGGGTCGAACGCGACGGATTGGGCTCGACGAAATATGACAAAGTGACCCGCAGGCACACTTCTTCGGCACCGAGCGCCTCCAGCGCCTCGCGCGGCCACGGCAAGTCATGCCACTTCATTTCACCGAGCGCGATCGAACCGCTGGCACTGCGGCGATAGGTCTGAATCTCGTCCTGCACGATCATCGTCAAAGCATTGTCGAGGCTATGCAGAGCACGTTCTTGATTGGGCTTGCCAAACCCGAAGCGCTGCAATAGCTCCGCATAATCGCCCCGTGAAGGTCGTCGCGGCAAACGCGCGAGCATCGCTGGAGTCCATCGCGCCGAATGGATCATCAGCGCGCGGACCGTCTGCGGCGTTGCATCGGGGTAGGTGGCCAGAATGGCGGCGGCGAGGCCACTCGCAGCTGCGGTCGCCGCGCTCGTTTCGCCCGTGCAGGTGAAACGGTGGGCGGCAAAATCGCGAGCCGTGGTCACGATGCTCAAGTGCGGCGCATGCAGCGTCGCGTTCCCATCGACATCGGCCACTCGATTACCGCCTTCCATGACGATATCGGGCTTGTTGCATAGCGTCGGTCGCACCCAGGCAAGGCCCGTCCGGGACGTCGGGCAGAGATCTCCCTCGTCGGCAATGTGGCCGGCCGGCTCGCCATCATCGACCAAATGCGTGCAGGCGCCCACCGTCACCGCGTTGAGCGCTTGCGCCGGCGACCGCATCGGCGATGCGTCGTTTAGCGCTATATGATCATTAACCTCGTAGGGCTGCTCATCGATGTTCCCCCCCGGCACAAAAAACAACCGCTGCTTGCCCGGCCGCCCGAAGGCAAGCTGGTCGATTGTCGTCGATAGGCTCGAAGGTCGGCCGTCCGACCGTTCCCGCGGGACGCTCATTGACAACGAATAGATCCGGTCCGCCCTGGCCGTCCGTTCGATAAGGCGCACCGCTTCACGCACCGATGTGCCCGGCAAGGGCTGAGATACGCCGGGGACGGCGGGCGGCAGCACTGTCACGGACTCCAGCCGGTGGGTGACCAGGACGGGGTCCACCCCCGCCAGGAGAGGAGCGAGATTCTGATACAGGACAACGCCTGCCATGCTGGTGCCGTGGCCGTGGTGATCGGTGGCATTCCACGCCGCATTGATCGTCAGGCACCGTTCGGCTTCGAGAAACGGTGCCAAGAGGGGATGGCCCCGGCGGACGCCGCTGTCGAGCAGGCAGACCCGTGGCGCATCTTCGTCCGGTTCGACAATGCGCTCGAGCAGACGGTCTGCCGCGGCCGCTTGCTGACTCGGCGACATCTCGAGCAAATGCGCCATGAACGACGATGCGGCGCGCAGTTCAGCGACGACCGGAACTTTGCGGATCAGCTTACGCAGCTGCCGGCGCGAACAGTGGGCCCGCACCACGACCACCTCAGGAAACACCAAGTGGCCGCGCTCGACTCTGATGTCGAGTTCCGCCGCTGTGTCACGTATCCAATCCTCTGTTCCCGGTCGCAGCCAAAGCTCCCAGTCGAACATCTCATCGATTGCGGGCAGGTCGTCCTGATCAGTCCAGAGGTCACGCAAGGTCGCCGGTCGGATTCGCTCGACGCGGTCGAAAAACTCCTCGTTTCTTGGCCGGTCGCCCACTCCTGGCTCACTTTCTGCGTAGGCTTCAGTGGCCTGTATGAATCGATCAGCCTTGGCAGCGCGCATAAAGACATTTGCGGTTTGCCTGCCGTCATCGACTTCCACCGACAGAAGATCGATACCCCGACGGGGCGATTCGAAGAACTGGAGCGGCATCGGCGTCGCGCTCTGCGCTTCGAAGCTCAGATAGAAGCCGCGCTCCGCTTCGGGCACCAGCACTTGCTCTGCGATCCGCTGCGCGTTCCTTTCGACGGCCGCCTTGACCGCGCTAACCAAGGCCTCAGCGTGCGCTCGGCGTTCGCCGCGTTGGACCCGAACGGTCGGTACAACGGGCGACACGCCGCGGAACTGGATGCCTCTCCCCTTACGTCCAACAAAGAGATGCGGGTGCTCTGCCATACCGGCTCCAGGAATCCTCGACTAGATCGAATGACCCTGTCGGCGCTCAGACAACGCCCCAATGAGCAAATTCGAATCCAACTCACCCTCGTGGTCGAGCACCGCGATCCGCGCGGCGTCCGCAGCACCGCGGGCGATGTCACAATGCGACATGCCCTTAGTCTCCGCCATCAACCGGTCCCAATCAAGCCTCTGCAGATCGAACGTCGTCAGATTATTCTCGATCACAGCCCGTGCCTGAACTTCGTCGGGCAGCTCGTAACTGAAGATCGCGTCGAACCTGCGGAACAGGGCCCTGTCCAACAGCTTGGCATGATTGGTAGCTGCGAGGATCAGACTGGCGCTGCGATCTTCCTCAAGGAATTTCAGGAAAGCAGTCGAGATTCGCCGCGCTTCGCCGACATCGTTCGGTGTCGAGCGTTCGGCCCCGAGCGCATCGAGTTCATCGAACAGATAGACGCCGCGATTGTTGGCGATGGATTCGAACACAAGGCGGAGCTTTGCGGCGCTTTCGCCCATAAACTTGGTAATAATGCCGTCAAGCTCGATCGTGAACAACGGAAGCGACAACTCGCCGGCAAGCGCTGCGGCGGTACTCGTCTTGCCCGTCCCAGGCGGTCCGCTGAGCAGCAGTTTGCGCCGAGGATTCAGGCCGTGCTCTTCGAGCTTCTCGCGCTGGCGCTGCTCCTTGACGATCTGCTTTAGCGCCTCTTCGAGCCGCTCGGGCAGAACCAACGAAGACAGCCGGATGCTTGGGAAGCTCGCTGTGAGAATGCCGGCCAACTCACCCCGCGGGCGTACCATCGGAATGGGATCGCGTGTGCGCTCGATCGATGCCGACTGGTTACGTGCCTCTTCAACAAGCGCGCGCAGTTCCTCAGCTACCTTGCTATGGCCCCGCTTCGCTGCGTCGGAAGCCAGTTGCAGCGCTACCTGTTCGAAGCGACTACTGTCGCCCCGCGTGTGGCTGCGGACAAGTGAAATGATCTGGGCAGCGCTGGCCACTAATCCCTCCGACGCGGCAGCCGAAAAGCTCCGCTGAACTCTGTGCATGAAGACTTACAGAGTTCCAAGTCTTTTGCGTCAGATCGAATCATTCTGGTTGTTCTTCACTCATTCATCCTGTTTCCTTCCAGGATCGCATAAGCCGTTGAAAAATTATTTGATTTTGAGTGTAATCACTCGGGTCTCTGCAGTCTCAGCCTGCCAAGGCGCGCGCAATTCCAGATATAGCACTATGTCGCCAGCGCGCCACGGTGTCACTTGAAAGATGTCCGTTGCGGCACCGCCAAATGCCGTTGCCGGCCGAGCTGGAAGCCGCTTGACCTCCACCCCGTCTGCCGGTCGCGCTTCCCAACGATACCCAGTGGTGCCCCTACCGGGAAGGGCGAACTCCAGAGTTTGCCCGATCTCGACATCGACCGCCGATGCGCCCTTGGGGACATCTCGGATCATGTGACCCCTGTCCTCATGCTCTCTCGACCTCGATCCCGATGAACGGGAAGTCCTGGTCAAGGCCGCATTGTCCGTAAGCAATGCGGAACAGTCCATTCTCGCCCCAGGTCTCGGACCAGCTGTTCTTGCCGATCCAACAGGAAGAGTCGTCATCATATCCGATGATGCAGACCGCATGGAGGCCGACCTCGTCGCCAGTGGCATGTTCATAGATGCCACCCTTGTAGTAACGAAAATCATCATAAACCCGCATGCCAGCGATCACGGGTCCTCGCGCAACGGCATAACGGCGATCTTCGGCGCTCAACGCCGTCTGCCAGTTCGAGACCCGAAGTGCGGCAGGGATCGCCTTGCATTTGCTGTCAACCGCGTAAGGAAGGTCGAGCTCGAGGCCGACTCCTCTCACGGCCCGCTCAAGTGCTGGTACGAAGTCCCATCCGCTCTCGCAGCAATCTCCGCAGCCGCAGAAGAAAAGGTCGGCTTCCGACAAATCGAGCGTGGCGGCGGTGTCCTCGGAAATCGCGAGTGCGCTCTCCATGGCTGCGCAGGTGGCGAAAGCAACACATGCGCCGCACAGCCCTTGGAACTTCACCGGCGAGACGCGGTCAAGTTCTCGCCAGTCGATCTTGACCGGCCGCTTCGGCCGAAACGCTTCAGGAATAACTGTGGCGACCTGCAGCGCCTCGGCTTTCAAGCTCGCCGGCCGTAGTCCGAACCGGCCGGGCGTGGCTGCGACCACGGAGATCGGTGTATCGCCAGCTTGCCAGCCCAATCGCTTGACGGTGATCGCGGTTTGAACGTCGGCGAGGTCAACCAATTTCAGAATCTCCTAATATGCCTGCTCCTGATCATCTCTATATTGAGATGGGACGCGGTCGATGAAAAGCCGGGTTGGACCGGCTATCTACTTGGACTAGCACCAGCATCGAAGATGCCTTCAGGGTCGCCCCACGTATCGCATAGGCGGCCCCTTTTGCTCGCTGAAAGTTTCTCAGCGAATGGCTGCTTCACGATGACTGCGGAGTTGAGGGGACGTCCCGGGTCGTCCGACATCACCTCCGTTTAGTTGCCATCCCGTTAACATCCGCTTTCGGGCCCGTCGATCAGGTCGGGATTAGGGCTCGAAGCAGACATTCCTCATGGGGAGGTTGAACGGCAGCTTTGGGCCGTATGCGTAATTTGCAAGCGCAGGCATGGCTTCGTATGTTTCTCGCCCTCTTCGCCTACCTATCACCTGCAATTCATCCGTGCGCAGAATTGCGAGCCACCACGCCCACCGCTGGTTTTTGCGAAACTGAGGGCGAGACGAACATTTCGAACGAGACGTTTTCGCGGGATTTTTAACACGTTGAAATGGTGTCAGATTTCCATGCGTAGCGAGTCCTGCCGAGTTCGGTCGGAACGAGACTGCGGGGCTTCCGAGACCGAATTTCGGCTCGGCCAGAGTCTCAGCGGTTCGCATGGCGTCGCTAAACCTCTTTGAAACCAAAAGGAATTTCAACGCTCATCGGGACTGTGTGGGAGTTTGCACCGGTAAAGTGGCGGAGGGAAAGGTGCTGGCAGCTAACTCTCTCTACTCGTAAGTTATTGATTTTGCTTGCCCTAGATTTTCGTCAAGTTCGAATCCCCCGTCGGGAGCCAAATGAGACGTACGCAAAAAGGAACCTGCCTCCCATTCGATGAACAAAATGCCGGTGGAGCGAACCAAGCTAATCCGGGTGAGTAATACGGCTTGGTAGCGCTCCTCCGCAAACTCCAACAGCTGGTCATTGGCCTCGATCTGCGAATCCGGCTG